CGACAATATAAGAAAAGGATCAAAGGAACCTGTCAATCACCAGTTTGATTTAATATAATGTTTAAGAACTTTTGTAAAAAATTAGGAGGCTCCCGTAAGTTGCTGATTCATACGGGTCAATAAACTCTCTTATCTCCATTATGCATGATTAAAAAAACCAAGGTTAACAAGGTGACGCTCCAAGTCATCGCGGATGCGTGGGGCGTCTCCAAAGTTGCCGTCCATAAATGGGTCAAGATGGGCTGTCCCACAACGTCGGTTGAGGACGCAACAAAATGGCGCGACGAATATCTGCAAGCGTCGGGCAAAGCCGCACCGGCTACGCTGAACGAGGCTCGACTTGAGAAGACCCTGCTCGAAAGCGAACGCATTCGCGTCCGTCTTCAGCAAGACCGAGGCGAGTTGGTCGAGATCGCCGTAGTCCGCGAAGCTGGAATCCGCATCGGCGCGATCTTCAGCGCAAAACTCGCGGCCTTGGTCAACGACGCCAGCGGCGCGTTGGCAGGACTCGACGAAGCGAGCTTACGAAAGAAACTACATGAGCGCACACAAGCGATCTTGGCCGAGATCCGCAATGAATTAGAAAAGGTATGACAAAAAAAGAACTCTGGAAAATTTACTCAAAACGCAATCCTTCATTCGACGGTGAAGGAAACGTGACGCTGTCCGCCGCCGGTCTTCGAAAGATGTTTGAAACGACATGGGAAGTTGCCATGTATGACGGAGAAGAGGAGCCGACATCTAAACAAGCGGCGTCTCCGAATATCGATGCGCTCAAACATATCTTTGGAATGAAATGATAATCTCAATCGTTGTCGCAATTTTATTGGTCGGCTTTTTTATTTGGGACGCAAGGAAAGATATTGGATGAACCCACTCGCACAAGGCATCCGAGACGGCATCAAGCTCGCGTTCGACGGCACGATACTCGACTGGGCAAGCGACCACGTTAACTTTCCCAACTCCGACCGCGCTTCGCGCTTCGACCCGTCGGTTGCGCCGTGGTTGAATGCGCCGCTGTTGGCCGCAAGTGATGACGAAACGACGCAGGTCTTCTTACGCGCTCCGACCGGCGGAGGCAAGACAACGATGATGGAAACGCTGGCTTGCTTCATCGTGGCTCAAAAGCCTGGGCCGACATTGTTCGTAGGGCAGACGGATGACATGGTCAAGGACTGGACGGAGTCGCGCTTGTTGCCGATCTTCAACGAATGCCAGCCGGTCAAAGACCTATTCCCAGAAGACCGGCACGCTCTCAGAAAAACGACTATACTTTTCCCACATATGGTATTGTTCGCAGGCGGCGCGAACATGACCAACTTGCAAGAAAAATCCATGCGCTATTGCATCGGCGACGAAGTCTGGAGATGGAAAGGTGGCATGATAAAGGAACTCAAGGCGCGACACCATGATAGATGGAACCGAAAGACGCTTTTAGTCTCGCAGGGATGGGACGCAGGACATGAGGCAGACGCTGAATGGGACAGCGGATCGCGAGAAGTATGGGGATGGACTTGTTCCCATTGTGGGAACTGGCAGCGTTACCTATTCGACCAGATCGAATACACGACCGAACGCGACGACAAGGGCGGGATTCTTTGGGACAAAGTGCAGGACTCGGTAAGAATGAAGTGCGAGCATTGCGAAACGCGATACAAAGACGACGCCAGCACCCGACGCAACCTTGCAAATACTGCAACGTATCGTGCACTTAACCCACATCCGGTGCGAGGTCACCGCTCGTTTGAGTATCCAGCTTACGCCGTCTGGTGGATTCCGTGGTTTTCTATCGTCAAAGAGTGGATCGAAGCCAACGAAGCCAAGAGCAGCGGCAACCTGGAGCCGCTCAAACAATTTATTCAGAAAAGAAAGGCGCAGACTTGGCAGGACGAAGTCACGAGCGACTTGCCAGAAATCACGACCGGCGACTACGCGAAGGCCGAATATATCGAAGGCCAAAAGATCGACGGCGAGCATCGACGCTTTATGTGCGTGGACAAACAACGCGATCACTTCTGGTGCATCGTTCGCGCCTTCCGCGTGGACGGCTCGTCGATGCTCTTGCACGAGTCGCGTCCGCTGACGTGGGAAACGCTCGACGCCATCCAGCAGCAGTTCGATGTAGTGCCGAGGTGCGTTGTAGTGGATGCCGGCTATGACACGCCGTTGGTCTACGAGCAATGTGCTAGGCGTGGGTGGACGGCTTCGCACGGATCGGGGCAAGATGGATTTTATCATATCGACGGCGGCAGAAGGACGCGCCGTTTCGTCTCAAAGATCGAGGGAGCGCAGGCTGGATCGGACGGACTCAAGTGTGCTTACTTTTTCTTCAGCAACGAAGGCATCAAGGACAAGTTGGCTTCGCTTCGCCAGGCTGACGCCGTGCCGAAATGGGAAGTTGCGCGTGACGTGTCGGATGACTACCGAAAGCAAATGTTGTCGGAGATGAAGAAGGATGTGACCAATTCCAAGACCAAGCAAGTTGAACAGAGATGGGTTCGCATCGGCGGACGTCCGAACCATCTTTGGGACTGCGAGTGTATCGCGCTTGCGTCCGCGATGCTGGCGGGGGTTTTACCGATAGGCGCGGAGAGCTAGGTTTTAAGCGGCTCCGACAAGGGCAAAAAATAATTTAATTTTTTTCTTTTCAAAAATTAAAAAAGCGTAGATATTTAAAACATCGAAGGGCAAGAAGCCCGACGAAGAAAACCTAAAACCAAATAAAATGAACATCGAAAATCACACAAACGCTAAGTGGACATACGGAACGGCACTTGAATCCCATGAGGAATCTTTTGGCCTAAAAGATAAATTCGGCAGAGGGGTGGGGGTTGATGTCAGCGTCTTCAAAATCCAACAGGAGACAGCAGAATATCGTCCAGATGGATATAAGGACGGGTTTGTCTATGTTGTTAAATTCGACGGGGCATCCGAGTTTTACTGCACAGAAATCCAACCCACCCGTAACGGAGAAATATACCAAAAAGATAACCGCTCATACTTTTTAACCCGTGAGGAGGCAACTGCTCACGCAAACAAAAGCATCAAAGCGTCTCTCAACAGGGCATCCAAGAAATTCTCTGCCTAACACCAACCGGCGCGGGTTCAATCCCCGCGCCTTTTCTTTTTTTTGACATCGCCATCAAATGAATGGCGATGAACAAATCATTTTTTGGCCTGCCGCTTGCAACTCTGCAAGAATTGCAGGGCGACTTTACGGCTTGCCTCAAGGCAATAGCCGTTGCCGGCGCGTCGTATAGCATCGCAGGGCGCTCGTTTACTCGCGCTAATCTTGCCGAGGTCGCGCAGACGATAAAAGAGTTGCAAGCCGCTATTGACAACGCCAGCGGATCGCGTATAAGAAGGTTCACGCCGACGTTCCCAACACAGCGCCCATAATGCAAGACATCATCACCAAAGCCCTTTCTCTTGTTGCGCCCAAGGCCGCGCTGGATCGCATGGTCAATCAAGCGAAGCTCCGCAATTTCGGACGCTTCGACTCAGCATTGACGAGCGAAAAGCGCGGGATCTCGCGCGGGGTGTCCGGCGGTGAAGACACGGCAGGAACACGCGAAAGACTTTCGCTCATCCGAGCCGCTCGTGATCTCGCAGACAACTTTCCGCCAGTTCGTTCGTTGCTTCTCAAATTTGCAACCTACGTTTCGGGGCGCATCGCATATCAGGCCCGCACCGGAGATCACGATGTTGATACGAAGATCGAAAAGTATTGGCAACGGTGGTGTAACGAGTGCGACTTCCTAGGCCGTCACAACTTCACAACGCTTTTACAACTCGCTGTAACGGCTATTCTGCGCGATGGCGACTGCGGATTTATTATCGTTCGAGACGGCGAAGATTTAAAACTGCAAAGCGTCGAAGCCGACCGAATCGGATCGCCTTACGACAGAACAGATACCGACAAATACATTGGCGGAATAAATGTTGACGACTATGGAAGACCCGTTTCATACACTATTTTCACGCGTACTATCAATAACCAGTATATTTCTCCTGTTGATATTGTTGCAAAAGAGTTTATCCACCTATTCGACGCAGCAAGACTTGACGAATATCGTGGGCGGTCTGCTTTCGCAACTGCGTTAAACGCAACCCGCGACTTGCAAGAAGCCATAAAAGCCGAAGTGCAGGCGATCAAGTACGCGAGCTATCAAAGCGGAGTCATCACCACCGAGAGCGGGGCCGCTGACGCTGGAGACTACTTCGCACGTGGGAACTCAAACGATCAAGGCCAAGTCGCACGACTTCAGTCGCTCGACCCTGGCACGGTCAACTATTTGGGATCGGGCGAGAAGATGGAGATGTTCAAGAGCGACCGTCCGACCGGCGCATTCGGAGAATTTATCCGACTCATCCAAGCTCATATCTGCATGGCAGTTGGCCTGCCCTACGGCTTCGCATTCGATGCAGACAAGTCGGGGCCAATGGCAAGGATGGAAGCGGCAATGGCAGAGCGCACGTTCTTGCGCTGGCGTGGGTTGCTGGAAGGTAAATTCCTAGACAGGATAAAAAATATTATCTTGCTCGACGCAGCCGCACGCGGACTCATTCCAGATTCCGAATACTTGCTCGATGGCCGCTGGTGCTGGCCTGCTAAAGTTTCGATTGATTACGGACGCGAAGCCAATGCCGATATTGCGCTTTGGAAAGCTGGCTTGAAAACAGCCGGTCAAATTTATTCCGACATGGGCGAGGACTACGAAGAAGCACTTCGCGCAAGGGCAAAAGAAGCGAACATGATCAAGGAACTCGGACAAGAGTTCGACATCCAGCCTTCACGTATTTCTGATTCTGTGCCGGTCACGGCTATCGACACCATCTTTGACGAGAGCAAGAATGAAGCACCGCCGCTCATCGAGAGCATTGGCATCGGTGGAACGGATGCGCTTTCTGGAATCCTCTCCTCGCTCGGTCGCGGCGAACTTTCAGCGGAACAAGTCGCCGTAATCCTTCGCGTTGTCTTCGGAATGGACGAGGAGAACGCAAACAAAATCATCAACGCCGAACCAGCAAAGCCGCAGGAAGAACCAGCACCGTCAGCATTCGAGGCCGATCAGAACAAGCCTAGCAAGGGCATGATCGAGGAGGCCGCTCGTGGCTTGGAATGGCGCAGGAAATACAACCGAGGCGGAACCGAAGTTGGAGTCGCACGCGCTCGCGACATCAGCAACGGCAAGAATCTTTCGGACGATACCGTTAAAAGAATGCACTCGTTTTTTTCACGTCACGAAGTTGATAAAAAGGGGCAGGGTTTCCAACCTGGAGAAGATGGATTCCCATCCGCAGGCCGCATTGCATGGGCATTGTGGGGCGGAGACGCAGGGCAGACTTGGGCCGCTAATAAGACGAGCATCATGGCAGCAAAAGAAGCTGCGTCAAAACAAAAGGGAATGAAATTCTCACGCGATAAACACGGGAGATTTAGCGGAGTTAATTTGATATCCGAACTGGTAATGCCTACCCCCTCGATAGGCGAATCTAAATCTGACTTCGTCTCTCGCTGTATGGGCGATGATGTGATGATCTCCGAATATCCAGAAACCGCACAACGCGCAGCAGTCTGCCAAGCACAAACCAAATGATAACACAAGGAATCGCACTCTCAGCAAAGCAAGCCTTTTTGATAGGTCTGCATCAACCTAACGATCAATATAAAATCGCGCTATACAGAACGGATGCGAAGATCGGGCCGGAACTTCAGAAATACACGCCGAACGGCGAGATTAGCGGCAACGGGTATGAGGCCGGTGGCATAAAGCTATCGGGATTCAAGACAGGCGTTGCAGGAAAATCAGCTTGGGTTTCGTTCGATGACATCAAACTGATCCGCGCATCATTCCAGGCTGCCGGAGCCGTTGTTTACAATGCGTCAAAAGATAATGCTGTCATGTGCATCCTTGCCTTTGGTGGCGAACGTGGCGTTTTTGATGGCACATTTGAACTCAAGTTCCCTAAACCCACCGAAACGAGTGCATTGATATTGCTCGCATGATCGCGTCAAACATCCTGCAAAATGGCGTCGGCACTTTTTGCACGTTTACGCCGCGAGAAAACCAACCGCCAGCAACTGCATTTGCAACGCTTGACACGCGAAATTCTATCGCCGTTTTAGATTTCGATGACACGACAATCGAGAACTCTATTTTTCTCGATGTCATTCCGCAATTCGCAATCCTTTCAAGTGGTCTAAAGATTCGCTTAATCTGGGCTGCGACAACTGCCACGACAGGAAATTGCGTGTGGCAAGTTGCATTGGAGCGAATGAATACGGATATGGACTCTGACTCGTTCGATACGTCAGCGAGCGCAACGGCAGCAACAAGCGGAACAAGCGGCATTCCTAATTATACAGAAATAACTCTGACGACAATCGACTCCGTCACCGCTGGCGATGGCTTCCGATTGAAAGTCACACGCAATGCAACAAGCGGATCGGATACCATGACAGGCGATGCCGAGTTGATCGCTGTCGAAATCAGGAGCGCGGCTTGATATGGCTTATAATTTTACAGCGGCGAGTAGTCAGTATTTAAGCACATCATCCTCGCCCGTCGGCGTGGCTCCATTAACTTTAGCATGCTGGTTCTATCCAAATACAATCACGGCAAACTATATTTTGTTTCAAATTTCTAATGGAAACACTACGAATCGGCATGGTTTAGGAGCATTGGGTGGAGTGACGGGCGATCCGCTGCGATTGTATAGCGCGGGCACAGCAGGAGGGCCTGCATCAGGAGAAGTAGATTCCTCGACAGGGTTCACGGCATCAAATTGGCAACATGCGTGCGGAGTCGTCGCTAGTTCTAACAGCCGCACTGTTTATTTAAATGGCGGAAACAATGCAAATAATACAACTAATGTAAATACCGAAAATATCAACCAAATAAACATTGCAACTAGACCATTTAATAGCGTCAATGGACTTTTTCTCGATGGCCGACTCGCCGAAGTCGGCATCTGGAACGCCGCCCTCACCGCCGCCGAAATCGCCTCACTCGCCAAAGGCATGACCTGCGACAAGGTCCGCCCGCAGTCGCTCGTATTCTACGCCCCCCTCGTCCGCGACCTCATCGACCAAAAAGGCGGTCTCACCATCACCAACAACAACGGCGCAACCGTCGCCAACCATACAAGAATCTATGCCTAATTATTACAATCGAATATATACTTCCGATCTTCGTGATTTGGCACAATCTTTGATCGACACTTGGGAAGAATCAAACAACCCAAAATTGCAAGAATGGATTCCAGCACCACCGAAGCCAGCGCCAAATGCAATTTGGGATAATGGTCAATGGGTCATCCCCCCACCGCCTTCGTGGACAGCAGAAGAATGGTTGAACAAGGAAGGATACAATTCAACCGGACTTGTGACGCTTCTTGATTTGAGCGGGCAACTAATTTCAGCAGGCAAATCCTCGCCAAAACTGACGGCAGTTAAGGGTTGGACGGATGGGATGATCGCCGCATACGCGGCAGATCAGTCGCCGCGAAGCGATTGGACGAATGCCCCATTCGGATTCACAGAAACAACGCAAGAAGCAATCGCAATATTGAACTCCTAAATATATGGCAAACGAATTAAATACAGCACAACCGGCAACAGGTCTCACGGTAACGGCTCAACTCTTTAACTCTGGAATCACGGTTGGGTCGGCGATAACTTGCGCGGAGATTGGAACAACTCGTTTTTATACTGGCAATATGCCAGCGATTACAGCAGGGACATATCAAGTCGCTTTCTATAATTCCACAACTCCTATTGCCAGCGGCTCGATTGCGTGGAATGGATCGGCTGAGATTCTTGTGAATGATCTTTCAACTGCCACAACCGCAGGGACGGCAATAGCCGTAAGATCGGAGCTTGGGGTTGAGCTTGGGCGCATTGATGTTGCAACTTCTAGTAGACTTGCCAGCGCGTCATACACAACGCCACCAACCGCAGCAGCAAATGCAAGTGCCACCCGAACCGAACTCGCGCCAGAACTCACGGAGATCACCGAGGTTCACGCAATCCACGGGCTCGACATTGCCAATGCTTTGACCGTCACACCAACTCAGCGATCAGCCGGGGCAATTACGCAAGCGATCACCGGTGACGGAACTACGAATACGGTTGTTACTCGGATTTAAAGCATGATCGCATCCTTGCTCATTGCAACGCAAGGCTTGCTGGCAAGCCCGACACCGCTTTCAATCGGCGTGCAAGGGCTATTGGTGGCGCAAATCGCGCCTCCAATCTCACCGACTGATCTCCCTGGAGGCGGTGGCGGGGAGAGATTACGCAAAGACACTATCGTTAGCGTTCGCGGGAACAAAATCCGAATCACTTGCCATGCTCCGAGCATAGAAGTTTCATCGTCATTTAAAGTCAAAGGATGTCGGACAGGAGTAAATCTCAGCGGAGTCGGCATTGATTGCTTTGCGATGGTGGAAGCAACAGGAACTCGAACGCATTTGTGCTCATCGAGGGTGCGGCAAAGAATATCCACGTCATTCGAGATTGTGGGGTGCGCTCCAGATGACGAGGCGCAAATCATGGCCGTTGTGCAGTCGGCACTTGAGCAGCAAATTCTTGATGAAATCGTCAATCAATACTCGGATTAACTTTTGACATCCGCGCCTTCGCATGGATGTCATCGAAGGCGTATCAATCATTTCAATCGGCGAAGCAAAGGGTCACGGTCTCTACGTTGACGAGACAACTTTGATGCAAGTCAAAGAGTGCGCGGAGTCATACAAGGGCGGCGTCAAGGTCAATCTGGATCACGGTGCAGGCATCAAAGACATCGTCGGATTCGTGAACAATTTTCGCATCGTCGGTAAACAACTCTTGGGCGATCTCAACCTTCTCGAAACATCGCCAATGCGCGATTACGTGATGGAGATTTCAAGCAAGTTGCCGGACACCTTCGGCATCAGCATCGCTTTTACGGGGCCGATCCGCGAAGTGGAGGGACTCGCCTTCGCAAGTTGCACCGAGCTTTACAGCGCAGACCTAGTGCAAACACCAGCCGCAAATGCGACCGGCTTGTTCTCATTCACAGCAAAGCAAGTTGACAAATTTTCCAAACAAATGGAAGACGCAACAATCGAAATCGAACCAAAGGAGGACGAGGTCAGCATCGCCGACATCGTTTCTCGTCTCGCAGCTCTCGAAACAGCCTTCGGCGACTACAAGAGCAAAATGGAAATGCCACCCGAAGAGATGGCAGCCGAGCCTATGAAGGAAGAGATGGCCGCTGAACTCAGTGCAATTTCCAAGCTCGAAGCCAAGCTCGACACGATCATCTCCAACTTCGGCGCCGCCCCAGTTAAGGCTTCGGTAGTCGCAGAAGAAAAAGCCGAAGAGAAATTCGACTTGAAAGCGATCATCACCCAGAAGACCGAGGAACTCGGCAGCCGCACCGAAGCTATCCGTTTCGCAATGCGCAACCACCGCGAAGCCTACATTGAAGCCCGCGACAATAACCAACTCAACTTTTAATCCAACTAATTTATGGCAACACAAAACGACAACGGTATTCGGAGCTTTAGCTTCGCATCCGCGATCACCGCGAACACGCTCGTCAACATATCGGGCGCAAACGCTGCGCAAGCAGCATCAACCGGCGCAAATGCTATCGGAGTCGTCCAGAATGACGTCGCCGCTGGTGCTCAAGGCGCTGTCAAACTTTTCTTCCCATCCCAGTTCGGCATCGTGTCCGCGATTGTGACAGCCGGTAACACCGTTTTTGCGGTGACCAGCGGTCTGATCCTCGGCACATACGCCAACGCTTCGACCGTTACTCTCGGAGTTGCGATCAACAGCGGCGTTGCTGGCGACGTCGTCGAATACGTTCCTAAGTTCAACCAATAATCTAACACACTATGGCACTCTCATACACAACCATCCGCGCTGATATTGCGCAGGCCGTTTTTGAAGGTCTTTCCAACAAAAACAATTTGTTCATCGGCACAGAAGTAATGCCCGTGTTCTCCTCAGACGTTCGCTCCGGCGCATATCTGAAGTTGAATCTCGGCGACTCCGAAGCCCTCAACGACGACGTTCTCAAGATCGCCGCTGGTGCTGGATATCCCCGCACAAGCCGCCGGTTCACGAGCGACTCGTTCGACGCTATCGAATACGGTCTCGAGGAAGTTCTTCCTGACTCTAACCGCCGCGATCTCGATAGATTCTTCGACACCGAAGTGAACATCGCCGCGATGTTGCTCCGCCAAATTCAAGTCAGCCACGAGGCTCGCGTTGCTTCCGCAGCATTCGCCGCCAACGGCCTGACAGCGATCAGCGCATCGGCAGCATACACCGACGCGAATATCACATCCTTTGACGTTCCAGGAGATGTCGCCGCAGCAAAGCTCGAACTCGCCAAGTATGGCGTTCTTGCCAACACCTTGATCATGTCAATGCCTTTGTTTGAGCGCATCCGCCGCTCCGCTAAAGTGCAGAATCAGTTCTTCGGCATTGTTCCTTCCGATCAAAGCCGTCTCCTGAGCGAAGGCGAAGTTGCCGCCGCTGTCGGAGTTGACCGCGTTCTCGTAGGCCGCGCACCAAAGAACACCGCCGCTAAGGGTCAGACCTATGCCGGTGGATTCATCTGGAGCAACACCTATATGGCCCTCGCCAACACGGTTGGTGGAGAGTTCTCCGGTGGTGGATTCGGTCGCACGATCGTATGGGCTGCTGATAGTCCCGTGCCTTTCGTTTCCGAAACCTATCGTGACGAGGCCCGCCGCGCAGACGTTCTCCGCGTTCGTCAGAACTCGGCTGAGAAAGTCATCGACGGTTCCAGTATCATCCGCATCACGACTGGATACGTTTAGGATTCCCCGCAAGTAAGCATCGGAAAAGCCACCTCGAAAGGGGTGGCTTTTTTGTTTTTGTTGACATATACTTCAAGAGTAAACATGAACCAAAAAAAGAAGCTGGTCGCAGGGCTTATCTGCGGCAACGAAGAACCGCGCATCGAGCGATGCGTGCAATCACTCAAACAGATATGTGACGAGATTGTTGTCGTCCGCGCAATCGGAGCACTCAAGCCGGATCGCACTCTCGAAATTGCAAAAGAGCTAGGCTGCCACGTTGACGAATATCTCAACTCGCCGCTAGTCGCAGACTGGGAGCATCTCGACAACTTCGGCGAGGCTAGGAACAAAGCATTCGCCAAGGCTTACGAACTGGCAGGGAAAGACGGATGGGTCATGTGGGCCGATTGTGACGATATCATTGAGCCGCACATGGTCGCGCCAACATTGGCCGCGCTTGAAGAATGCCCGCCAGAGCAGGATTGGATTCTTACCGATTATGTAATTCCAGAACAAGGCAAACGCGCACCGAGGGAGCGTTTCTTTCGTTACCAGACGGCTTGGTGGCATCGTCCGGTGCATGAGAACGCGCAGCCTACGAAGGACGTGCAGGTATATATGCGGCGCGATCTTGAAATCATACACCAACCGCCGATAGGTCATCGCAACAGCAGCGAACGGAATCGCAGAATCTTGATGCACCAAGACCGCATGACTTCTCACTTCAAATTTTATTTGCACTACGAGAATTTCATTGCAGGCAACAAGGAACTCGCCGCGAAATACGGCTCAGAGGCACTAGCCTTGACCGATCTCGACGGCGTCAACCGCTACGAGATTCTTTTAAACTGCGCCAACATTACGAGCGGAGAGACATCGCTCAACCTAGCACGCAAGGCCAAGGCACTTGAGCCGAAACGCCGCGAAGCCTACGGACTTGAGGCCAGCATTCTGCTTGACGATAAAAAATATCAAGATGCGTTGAAAGTGGTGGAAGAAATGCTCGAAGTGCCGACGCCTAAATTCCCGCAATGGACGCACCGAAAAGAGTGGTATGGATGGAAGGGCGATCAACTCTACGCTTGGACGCTCCGCCTTCTCGGACGCAACGAAGACGCCGAAGAGATCGAACGCGAGACGCTAGCAGGATCAAGCAAGCCAAAAATCTCACTCGTCCACGCAACGCGAGGACGGCCCGTGGAGGCCGTGCAATGTATGACGCTATGGTTGTCACGCGCAACGCACCCAGAGCGCGTGGAACACATCTTTGCGGTCGATCACGATGACGCCACGGCAGACATTCTAAAACGCTTTCGATCCGTGACGCAAAAAGAGGGTGGTTTTTCCGTCGGAGCTTGGAATCTCGGAGCCGCGAAAGCGACTGGTGATATTATCATTCAGCTTTCGGATGATTGGGAATGCCCGCCAGGGTGGGATGAGATGATCGAAAATCGTCTCGACATTTCAAAACCTCAAGTTCTGCGGATTTCGGACGGATATAGAAAAGACGAATTACTATGCATGGCGATCTTAACGTGTAAATATTATGAGCAAAATGGACTATTTAACCCAAGATTCCGAAACGTCTACAGCGACACCGACTTCACCTTTCGTGCCGCGAAAAATGGGGCGATTGTTGATGCTCGTGACATTAACATCGTTCATCATCACCCGTTTTTTGAGGAGCGTCCGCTCGATGCGACATATCAGCGTGGCAACGATCCTGCGGAATATACGCGGGCAAAGGAAATCTTCGACGAACTCCACCCGAAATGAATAACCGACCAACACCAGATACAGATCAAAGGGCAGTTCCGCACATTGGGTTTTATTCATGCGCAACCGTTCCAGCTGAATTTGCGCGAAAACTTGAACGCGAGCGCGACGAGGCGCGGGATGCGTTGATGAAAATTGAAGATTTATTTATTGATGGGACTATCCCATCAAAATTGATGGGACAGATATTTGCGCAGACAAAGAAAACATGGGCCTAATTGGAAAAAACAAAATGACAAACGAACAAATCAATATCGCAATCGCGAAATCGTGCGGGTGGGATCTTCTAGACATTCCCGACTACTGCAATGACCTCAACGCGATGCACGAGGCGGAAAATTCAATACCTCATCCGTCTTATTTCTACCAATCCAATTTAACAGAATTATGCGGAGGAGAAAACCGAATCTACCGCGCAACCGCATCTCAACGCGCAGAGGCGTTTCTGCGAACACTCGGAAAATGGGAGGGCGCGAAATGAATAAGGAAGTCACTCTCATCGTCTTTGAAGGCTTAAGGTCTAGGCACGAACAAAGCGGAAAATTATTTAAACACCTTTGCGGCTTGGGTGGATTCGGCGACGCCGTTTATATCGCCGAAGACTGCACCTATCAACAAGCGATGCACTGGGAACTAGGCCGCTTCGCGGACTATTTCGACACTTCGCACGCGCTCATCTGCACGCATGACGGCTTCATTGCAAATCCGCACTTGTGGCAGGATTCTTGGCTTGAATACGATATGCTAGGTGCGCCGTGGCCTGCGTCTTGGAACGTAGGGCATCGCGTCGGAAATACTGGCTTCACGCTCCAGAGCCAGAAATTCTTGCAAATGGCAGCAAAGGCCGAGCCGCTCTGGAAGGGCGAGGCTGGGGATGTTTTTTTGTGCAGGACAATGGAGCAAGGATTCCGCGACAATGGCATCAAATACGCGCCGGTGAGCGTAGCGGCGGCGTTCTCTTGGGAGCATTACGTTGAGGAAAACACGGCAGGGCCGGATCGTTCCTTCGGATTCCACGGGTGGGTGGCAGGGAAAACGCGAGAACAATACTACACGTTTTGAACATTCTCATCGTTTATCACTTGAGGCTCGGAGACATCGCACGTTGCTTACCGATAGCGAAGCATTTCGCGGATCAGGGACATAATGTGATGTTTGAATGCCTGCCCGAATATCACGGTCTTTTCGCGATGGTCGATTACTGCAAGCCGCTTTACCCACAAAACGACCACAGCGGCTTTCATCGCATCATCAACTTGCAAATATGGCCGGACTTGCACGAAGATTTTTGCGCGAGTCCGCTAGGCTGGAGTGATTACGTTTACGGACTTTTCCCCGAAGGCAAGGACATCGACAGGCAGATTGTTCTCAACTCTCCTGCAATAGTCACACCGCCAGAACTCAAGTCATGGGTTCTTTGTTTTCCGACTGGATACAGCCAGGATAAAAAGATCGACGTGCGGGACGTCATTACGGTCGCGCACCAAGTCGCAAACGGCAGGCCCGTGCTTTGCGCTGGGAAGGCTGCTCACGGCATGGCTGAGTTTGAAAGCATAGAATATATGTGCGCGTACATCCGAGACGCTAACGAGGTTGTCACGATCAATACCAGCACAAGCATTCTTGCATCGGCACTTCGCAAAAGCTGGGTTCACATTTCAGATAGTCCGAAGCACGACTTCACGCATCCGAACCAGAGACGTGTAGAGCGCAAGTTTTGACGCATTACCCACTTTGTGGGAATGCTCGACATATTTACAAACGATCTAGCTGCTATGCTAGACGATCTGCCGCTCGCGGTCACATTTGGCGAGCGTAATTTTCTCGCGAACCGCACAGCATACCGGCGCGACAACAGCCTAGCGGACGGCGGATTCATGGATTCCGCATCGATGACTATCACGGCGGTCTATGACGCATTCGTTCAGACCATTTCTCTCGGTGACGTGCTTGTCATCGGTGGCAGACGGTTTCGCGTTACCTCAGCCGAGCTTTCCCAAGACGCTGTCAGCGTCGATTTCACGCTTGAGGACATAAATAAATGAGCATTTTCTTTCCCGAAGACGAAGGACGCGAAGTTCCGAACGTCGATAACCAGCCGATCCTTCGCACCGAAATCATTGCAGGCGCAGCGGGGCCGACCGGATCGCAGGGGCCAGCTGGGCCAGCGGGTCCGGGTGTAGTCACGGGGGGCTTCACGGGGCAAGTTCTCGCGAAGAAAACAAACGCGGACTATGACACGGAATGGGTCACAGGAGGAGGCGGCGGATCTGCAATTTGGGGCGGCATCGCCGGCACGCTTTCAAACCAAACCGATCTTCAAACGGTTCTCGATGCAAAGGCGCTCAAAATAACGGCGATCACAGCAGGCACAGGGCTGACAGGCGGCGGCGACTTCTCCGCATCGCGCACAATCTCGATGCTTGCGGACGTTCCTGCGGACTCACTAAATTTTAACGTAGCGGCAACCGAAACGGAAGCCATAGGAAAGATGTTCTGGAACTCTACCGAAGGCGCGCCGCAAGTCGGGCTTGCAGGCGGTAACGTGCAATTGCAAATGGGATCAATGCTTGTGGCCTATGTTCGCAACGCAGAGGCAACAACGCTAAATAAGGGTGAGGTTGTTTATTTATTCGGAGCAACAGGCAACCGCGCAAGCGTCAAGCGAGCATCCAACGCAGCGGATTCCAGCTCGTCAAAAACTATCGGCCTTGTTGCCGAAAGCATCGGCGCAAACCAAAATGGATTTATTATTACGCAAGGCGTTCTTGACGGCCTTTCGCTAGGTTCGCCATTCGTGGACGGAGATTCGGTCTACCTTGGAAACGCCGCAGGAACATTTACGCGAGTCAAACCGACGCAGCCCGATCACATTGTTTTCATTGGAGTTGTCGAACGTGCGAATGCTGGCAACGGCCAGCTTTACATCAGACCGCAAAACGGATTTGAGCTTGACGAGTTGCACGACGTTCTTATCACTTCGCCACAAAACAACCAAACGATTCTCTGGAACTCAGCGATCACCTTGTGGGTCAACTCGACGCTCACCGTCGGAACGATCAGCGGACTCTCAACGGATCTCAGCGGAAAGGTCGCATCGGTAACAACTGGCATCACGGGCGCAACGCAACTTACCAACATGATGCAGATCACGGCGGCGGGTTATAGCGCGATCACTTCGCCAGCCGCAAACACGCTCTATATTATTGTCGGATGATCTTAACCGATTCCAGTTCTGCTCGTGTTCAATCTTCGGTTGTCACGTCGATTGTAGGCGTATCAGCTTCGTTTTTGCAATTTATGCAGTATGCCGCATTGACCGTTTCAAGGGCGATTTCTGGCACTATCGGACTTGTAAAAAATGGCGCGGCACAACTCACGCTTTCCGGAACTTGCACCTACACAGGAGCAACGCAAATCAATGCGGGAACGCTTTCAATAACGGGCGCATCAACGCTCAACGGCGTCATTAGCGGAGCGGGGACTCTTTCAAAAAGCGGATTATTGGCGGTCACGCTTGGTGGAAATAACACTTATTCAGGCGGAACAAACTACACTTCAGCTGGGGCTGCGGGAACAATCACCTTTTCATCGGGGAATGTTTTTGGGACGGGGAATGTGACCTGTTCCGGCCCGTGCCAAATCATTACCAGCAGCTCTGTGACTATTCCAAATAACTTTGCGATAAATAGCTCAACACTGCAATTTCGAACAACTGGTGCGCCAACTTACACAATTTCTGGAAACATTTCGGGGGCGGGCAATGTAAATAAAACAGGCAACGGGACTGTTGTTTTAAGCGGAACTCTGACTTATACGGGATCGACAACGATCACGGCTGGAATACTTCGCGCAACAAAAACAAATGGAGCATCAACGGCAACGGCATCCTTTCCGATTCAAGGACTCGCCCTTTCGGTCTCATTTAACGTTGCGCCAACGGCAGGCATGACATTCCGATTTTTCGCGGGCTCAACCGTCAGCACCTACGCATCCGTCACGTTGGTCGGTGCTCCAGGGCGAACAGGGACATACAACTCGGCAAACTCTACGCTTACAATAGCATGATAATTCTACCGAACGAGCAGGGATGGGCATTCGACGAGTCAACCGCATGGAAACTCGTTTACGATGGGAGCACGATCATCTTTTTTGATGAAACAGAAAAGGCGATCTCGACGCAAAGCGTGCTGTTCGTAGGCACAAAAGACGAATGCGATGCAGAGATCGCTAGGCTTGGGCTTGTTGACGTTTCCGCCCAAGAGAATGATAACGGACTCGACTTACACGCTGACGCTTGAAAAGGCACTGACAGATACCTTCGTCCTTGCGCTTCAGCAAGAGATGCAAAGCGCACTTGTGGTGACCGCAGCCGAGAACTTCGGCACGATGACGCTTCCGGCGTGCTTCGTGAAATGCACTCGCCAGCGCGAGAGCATTATCGACTCAGCCATTTTCCAGTTCTCCGTCGATATCGCTTTGATCGTTCAAGCGGATGACATGGATCAGATGGCAATGGAGAATCTGTGGTCTCAGGTGCTTTGTATTTCGCATGACATCACCGGACTCAAGACGAAGTTGAACGCAGTTCGTCCGCAATACGCTTTTGTTTTCGGCATCCTTCGGGATGGTCCGGTTTCGCTCTCTTCAAATGAACGGCATTTCGAGCGTTCGGTCACGATCACGGTTCACGCCGCGCTTTTCGCAAGTTGACAATTTCGCCAAATTACTATGCCAGCAACCGTCATCACCTCATCCGTCGCCTCAGGCGTCGAGTTCGGCCTTCTCCAAGAGACTGGCCTCCTTCTCAATTCATTCTCTCGCTCTGTTCAAAGCGACAAAGCAACCGTAATGGACGCGCTCGGCGACACCGTTGCCGTGGCGTATTTCAACAAGTCTGCAACGATCTCGCTCGACGGCGTCATCAACGGCGGCGTGGCTTATGAACTCGCTAACGTGCTTACGCTCGCCAACGATACGTCCTCCTACGGCGTTTCTGGCGGTGCAGTTATCGTTGATTCCGTTTCCGAAACCACAGGCGCAGGCACGTTCAAGACCATCACCGTTTCCGCGACTCAGTATCCCGAGATCGTCTAACACCCTGGCTCATGCCGCTGGCTCCCCGGCTAAAGGGAGCCGCCTTTTTATATATGGACGCAAACAAGAAATTCTTTCACACGATCAACCTCAAAGCCGCTGTAGCACTCGCTACGATGGGTTTCAAAATGAACTTTCCACCGGTCACTCGACTAGTGCGCACCGACGGCAAAGAGTCAACGGAGTTTTGGTTTGAAGGCGAGAACGCAAAAGGCCAAGACGCTTCTCAAGTCTATCGCCAGATGACGAAGGAAGGCGATGAGTTGGAGGCCAAAGACCCAGAGAACCCGCTCTGCTACATCCGCGCCGCATTGGCGAACAGGGATGTCCTTGTGGACATCATCCGCAACACGCCGCGACTGATCGAGGTTGAGCACAACGGCAAGCGCATTGCCATTTCGGAGAATGCTTCCGACAAAACCAAGCAAGAGATGACAAGATTTTTAAAATAATGAAAAAGACACAAAATACAGACCTAGTAAAAGACGACGAAATTCTCCGCATCCAAGCGATGGAAGACGGGCCAAAGAAAGTAAACGGGCGCACGATGCGACCGATCACGGCGCTTACAATTTCATGGATGCAACGCAACGAAGTATTTTCTGGCGACATGGATCCAGTTTGGAAAGCGGCGGCATTTACATTCCTGCACTCCGAGCCAATGAGCACGATCAGAGGGGCTGTTAATGACCGCGACACGTTCATCAACTCCGTCGATTCTTGGATCGAGAAGAACATGAAGCACCACCACGAGACGACAGCAATGTCGGACGAGATGGGCAAGGCGTTCGACCTTTATAACTCCGCTTCTCCAGCATCTCAGCCAGGGGAAGGCTCCGGATCGGGAAACTAAACAGCCCCAACTGGCTCGCCGTCTACGCCTACAGGCTAGTCAAGATAACCAGCTGGGGCTTTCGCGAGATCATGGAAGAGTTGCCCTTCGCGGCAGGGCTTCAGCTCTTGCACGCAGACGACTATGTTAATGGGCGACATTCGGCGTGGGCGAACAACAACGCCAGCGTCAATGTTGACGCTCTCGCCACCATAGAAGACACGCTCGCAAAATATGGCAAAATTCAAATTCGAGAGCTTGAAATTTGAGCAGATAATGAAGGACTACGCAGAGATACGCGCAGTCACAATTCCTGACGCCGTCATGCTAAATGCTCGCCTTCTTTGCGTGGAGTTGGCTAGAAGAACGCAGCCGTTCGGAGATAAGCAGGAGTCTGGAACTATTCGCGTAAAAAATGACATCGGCAAGATTATCAAAAACACAGAGCAACTTGACGAATACGCTGACAGAGTTGGATCACAAAGGATCAAGGAGCGACTCAAAGATTTGATAAAAAGCGGTAAATTTGATATCGTTGAAACGATCCTTCGCAATATTGGCTTTTTAAACAAGTGGACAGGGATGGAAGTTATTAGCGGGAGCAAAATGAAATCCGTCCACAACCAGGCTCGGAACAAAACGACAGGCCGCACGAAGTCGCGAGGATCAAAGCTATTTATCGCGTCCGTATCAGATCAAGAGACATATATTTCAGAAGTGCAAAAGCGAGTCGGTATGTCGAAAGGTGGATGGGCAAATTGTGCTACGCAGTTAAAGAGGGTAAACAAGGGTTCATTGTTAAGCAATTTCCCTAAATGGGTAATAAAGGCAATGAAATCGGGGTCTGGGTCAGTCAAAGACATAACATCGGATTTAAAAAACCCAAGAGTTGAAATGACGAATAACATTCCTTGGGCAAGCAATGTCATACCAAAGAGTGAAGAGGAATTTGCTAGGGCTGTCGTAGTCGCAAAGATGAAAATCCAGATGAACAACATCCTAAAAAAGAGACAAAAAACCCTTACAGAAACTTAGAATATGGCCGACGTTACAGTAGAATTTGGAGCAACAGATACAGGACTTGAAAAGACACTCAAGGCCGTTCAAGGGGAATTGAATGGTCTGAAAGACAAGGTCAAGGGCGGTGAGCTTTCGATGACAGAGCTTGAAGGAACGATGAAACGCATCGGCCAAGTAACGTCGATGGAGAAAAACATTAAGGCCATCGGAGATCAGTCCCAAGGCACGACAACTCAAGTCAAAACCCTCGGAGCGGCAGCGGAAGACACGGGCAAAAAGGGGGAAATTGGCTTTGGGAAAATAGCCGTAGGCGCAACGCTCGCCGGAGCCGCGGCAAAAGTCGGAGCAATGGCGATTGACGCGGCATTCTCGGTGGCGCTGAAGACCGTTCAGAGCTTCGGGGCCGCGCTTGATATGGGCGGCAGGCTTAACGACCTAGCCGACCGCACAGGCATTGCCGTTGATAAGGTCTTGTTGTTGGAGCGAGCATTCCAGAACGCCGGAGTTGGAGCCGATTCTCTTGGGCCGATTTTAAACAAAATGCAAAAGGCGCTCGTTGACGCCGAAGACGGCACAAGCAAGGCCGCTTACGCCTTCGCCGATCTAGGTCTTTCGCTTTCTCAGCTCCGTGGGCTTTCGCCAGAAGAGCAGCTCCGCACGATAGGAAAGGCTATCGCAGGCATTCCGGACCCTGCACAGCGAGCCGCGACAGCGATGGAGATTTTCGGCAAGAGCGGTGGCGCACTTAACCAAGTATTCGCAAATTTCGACGACGAGATCGAGACGGCAAAACTGCAACTCGGATCGCTGCCTGACATAATGAAGGCGGGATCGTCGCAGTTCGACCGCATCAGCGACAACCTTGTTGTCGTGGGTGGCAAGTTTATCGAGTTTGCGGCAGGCTTGATCGACAAAGTCAAACCGGCACTTGATGCCGTCACTACGGCTCTCTCGATGTTCGACGCCGCAAAAGTGGGTCAAGAGATCGGCGCGTTTTTCGTCGGTGCAGGAAACGGCATGAAGTTATTCCAGAAGTCCGTTGATGAATTTAAAACTGGCAACTTTACAGACGGATTCAAGCTCGCTTGGCAGGCGATTGTTGAGCAGGCGAAAGACACAGCGAATAGTATTTACACTAATCTTGTTGCAGCGTTGAAAACCGTTGGCGACTTCATAAAAGATCAATTCAACTCAAGCGGCCCGCTGGTGTTAGCGATCACATCCGCATTTGATTACGTCAGCGGATACATCAAAAAGGTAGTATCTGGATCTCTTGCCGATACATTTACAGGTCTAGGTCCAGCATTCAGTCGAATTGCTGATGGATTAAAACAAAGCTCTGAAGCTGGCGCATTGCAGGCAGAATTAGCATTGCAACGAATCCCGGTTGCTGTCGAACTTGCGGCAGATAAGGCCAGCCAATCAATGGGAGACATCCCCGCGAATTTCAAAAAGAACATGGCGGATGTCCCGCCATTGTTCGACAAGGTTACCGAAAAACAAAAAGAAGTTGTAAAAGGAACTGATGCCATAATTTCTGCCGACGAGGAATTTGAGAAGCAAACGATGGATCGCATCGACAAAGATGTTGCCGCTTCGCAAAAGGCCTTTTCGGAAAAGCAGGCTAATCAACAGACGTTGGCTAAGGATCAAACCGCCGAAGACGAGAGGGCTGCAAATGCCGAAAAAGCAAGACAGGAAAAGCTCAAGGAATCCGCCGCAATTAAACGCGACGAAGTTAATGCTCAGATCGCTCTTAATAATGCCATCGCGGCTGGAGACACGAAATTAGCCGAGTCGCTTACTAACGCAAAAAAACTCCAAGCCACGATCCAAGATTTGATCAAAAGCGGAATGGGTGCTCCTGAAGCTACAAAGCTCGCAAATGAAATGGCCCGCGCCGCACGCGATGCCGACCGCGTCAAGAACTCTCTTGCCACAAAGATAGGAGCAGACATAAAAAAACGGCAAGAATCTGAGGCTGTTGACGCAAGTGGGAAGCTCCAGAAAAAGGCGCAAGAGCAAATTGCCGCAGGGCAATATAAGGCGGCAGAGGCAACAGGGCGACAATTAGCGGCGCGAGAACTTGAAACTTCCGTGATGGGAGCTGGAGATGTACGCGATATGCGATCAGCGGCGGATACCTTGAAAGATTATTACGGCAATAAGGCTCCATCCATGTTAAGCAAACAAGAGCAACTAGAGCTCACTCGACTTGCTCGCGAAGAGGGAGTTTTTAAAGACTTTTCAAAAATTACAGACTCGACGAAAAAGGGGTTGGACAGATTTGCCGACCTTGGCGCAGCGACCACCAAAAAAATGGGAGAGACGACAAAAGCCGTGAAAAACGGAGTAAGCCCACCAGCTGGAACACCTGGGGGCGGGCCAGCAAAAACTCCGAAAGACACGCTTGACTCAATGGTTAAATCCATCCTTGATCTTATTCAAAAAATTGAACCGAAATTACCGCAACAAGTTTTAGCATAAAAATGGCACACACTTATCACGGCTCAACCGAGCTAATTTTAACGAGCGCGAACAAGCAGTCTTTCGACAGCGGCCTAAACCGCGTCGATTGCGTCTTTAAATGCCGAACGACTACGGCGGACGACTATGTTGCTTTGCTTTCCGCGGGAGAAATAATGCCAGGCTTTGAGGACTATATTATCAAAGATCCGGCAACCAAGCAGACCGGCAGCGATGGATTCACGACTTTTACCGTTTCGGGATTTTTCGGCACGCTTGCACTCTCGTCGGGGACAGCCAGCGTCCCTTCTGTAATCGGCGCGATCACCAACAATTTTACTATTGCTATAAATTCTCTCGGCAGCAGCGCATTAGCGGGCGCGACATTCATCAACTACATTTTAGATATAAACATTTTAAGTGATACGCTTGTACGCACACTGACCATTGCGCCAAGTGAGTCAATCACCACGCTTGACATTCCTGCGGTCAATTTAAGTTATGTAATAAATTATGGGGCATTTTCATATGTAAATGGTCGGCCAGTAAATTTTACATATGACCTTTCCAGGACTTTGAGGGAGAATATTAACAATTTAGTTCAGTCCTTTCCGCGAGCCGATTCATCGCCGCAACTTATTCCTGTCGGTGCAAATCTTATCGATGGCGATACAACGGTTTCAAATGTGTCCCGCTCTAATTTCGGGAATGTCGATGAGGTAACGATAACCTACACTCAATCTTTTAGAGTCGCGAATGAGATAACAATTCTCTATTTAGAGAACCCATAAAATGAACAACAATTTCCCCGTAGATTTTAAAAACAACGTTAAAAGTGGCAAGACGTCGAACCCGATAAAAGCTGCCGATCTCATGCAAAATTTCGTCTGGGCGAAACTTCTCGTTGACGACTCGTTGACGGAAAAGACAACTTCGATGGGATTTTCTGCCTTTAAACTTAAAATACCAGCGATAAACAACAACGGAAATAGGGTGCTCGCCTCGACAGGCGGCGCGTTGAGCTGGAAAGAAGACATACCAACGCCGCCGGCATCTGGAACATACGTCCTCGGCGCGATTTCGGGCGCATTGTCGTGGATCGCAACCGAGGAATGCCCATGATCCTAGGCCGCACACCATCCGGAGCGATCAAAACAAAAACCGACGG